ATGATTAGGGTTCCTTCCGTAATCTCCGGGTCGAGGCCGAGACCGTCGCGTCCCTCTTCCCATGTCTCCAGACCAGCTTGCACGTTCTTGCGGTGCCGCTCGTGAATCTTGTCGATGTCCTCCTGGAGAGCTCGGATGTCCGCCAGGTCGAACGCTACTTCGTCGACGCCGGCGAAGTCCGGCACAATCGACAGGTTCAGCACGTCGTCCAGGTCAGAGAGCAGCGGCGTCATCGTCAGGTCCCAGAAGACCTGCCAGTCCTGCCGCTTGTTGGCGTAACTGGAAGACTCATAGCCGATAAGCAGCCCAAGAATCGAACCCGGTATCCCGAACGCCATCGCGATCCGTGCCTCTGACACGGCGTCCAGTTCCTTCGGGAGTGCATCGCGCAGGCCGCGGTTCAGACCCATCGGGGTATAGGTCGCATCTACGGCGTCGAGGATGAGGTTCTTATGCCAGTTAGCGGGGCCAGCAGTCCGACTCTCCATGAGATCGCGCAGACCGTCCCGTTTCTCTTGACTCAACGCCTGCTTGACGTTCAGTACGCCGCCAATGCCCGCGCCACCGCGCTCGAAGAAGGTCTTGAGGAAGTTCTTCATGTAGTCGTCGATGTCAATGCGGCTGGCAATCGCCATCAGCGGCGGCATCCCGTAGTAATCGTTGAGCGGGTGCCGCGTCTTGAAGTGCATGATGTCGCCGGGCGGGTACATAACCTTGTCGCGGCCGGTATTGTATTCATAGCCCGCGATGAAGTCGCCGCCCGGTATGATGCGAATGCGGTCCGGCCGGAGGCGCCACAGTTCGACGATGTTGCCGAGTGGCCCGCGCGCCTTATAGATGTAGGCATTACCAGCGAGACACCGGTCCATGACGATTGTGCCCCAGAGTTGCCCACGGCTCATGAAGGGGTTCGGCGCGTTGAGTAGGCGGACCAGCGGGTGATCCGGCACCTCTTCAATGAAGCCATCGCGGATAAGCATGGCGTCGACCAGGCGCTCCGGTAGCCCCTTCGCCTTCAGGACTCGCGCCTGTATCCCGATCTGCGGCTTTGCGCGGCGCCGGCGCTTGCCCATGATGTGCGGTTCGCCCGCCGACGTCGCCAGCATCTCAATGGCGGCGAAGACGATCTCGTTCCGCATGTAGGCGCCGGAGTAGCCGAGATAGTTGCTGCCCATCGGAGACATGCCCGAGCCGAAGGAAGAGGGGAAGGCGGCGGGTACGGCGTTGCGGATTGCGGACGGAGAAGGAATTGTCTCAGCGATGAGTCCCATATCAGAGCCTCCATGCCGCTTCGAAGATGTTGAGGGCTATGCCGAGTGCGCCGGCCGCCACGATGAGGACGATGACAGCGGCGATTATCCAGATCGCCCACTGCGCGAGTACCTTGCGGTCGTCGGCATCAATGATTTTCACTGTTCGGAACCTCGCGGCGCACGACGTAGAGGGCATCTTCCATCGGTTGGTGGCAGATTTCACACCACCCAGCGGTACTAACCTTCCCATGTCGGCATGTTTGCCTCATCGCCGACATTATACGCCTAATTGTCAATACAGGTAAGCGGATCATGCGGGTTGCCCTTCACTCACCCCAATGCCTTCCTTCGCTACATTCGCATCCAGGAGCACCGGGACGCCGAAGAGCAGCGGGTAACTAGCATTCCATTCGTCACAGTGGGGGCAGCGATAGATTCTGTGGTTGTTCTCATCCTGAGTCTTCCACTTGTCGACTGTCTTTCCGCAGAATGAACAATAGGGCCTCTCCCAAGCTACCTGAATCATCATCGCGCCCTCCTATACCAGCATCATCCCTACTTCCGCCGGCTCCGTCGTCACACCGGCCGCTATCGCCGCCGTGTACGCTTCCCACGAGAGGCAACCCGCCATCGCCGCGTCTATTTTCAGCGGCGAGTCGGGGCGCTCCTTTTGGATGATCCACATGCGGTTGCCGTCGTCGTCGGTGAACTGCTGCATGTGCTTGTGCGCGTTCTGGATGCAGGCAGTAAAGCGCGGGTCGCCGTCGTGCGTCAGTGCCCCCGTCTGGATCGCGTTGCGGTAGGCCAACAGGGACCCCGCCATCTTGCGATAGATGGTCGTCGCCCAACTCACAACAACATCGGCGCCGTACCTCCCCGCCCACACGGCGAGCATATCCCGCCAGTAGAACGGGTCGGCGTTGAAGCGCCAAACCTTCCAGCGCGAGAATGCGGCGTCAACAGTCTCGTCAACTTCCTGAAACGGGATACGCATTTCACCGCTGTCGGTCTCGGTCGGCTCCCAGTAGCCGACAACCCACTGGTGCGCGGTCCCGACCTCCGTGCCAATGAGCGCGGTATGGTCGCGACCGATAGAGCCGTCGAAGCCGAGCGTTATCAGGGCACCGTCCGGCACGACATAGCCGGGCTTGGAGAGTGTCAACCACTTCTCCAGGTCGAAGGGCTTGTCCTCTTCGGCGACGATCTGGTTCAGGTAGAAACGATGAGCCATCGCCGGCGACGTACGCGGGTCGCGTATTTCAGCAAGCAGCCGCTCGGGGCTTACCCAATCCGAGTCGCCACGGGCTGCCAGAAGTCCAGTCATCAGGGAGTCGTCATCGTCGAGGTCAGTGTCCTCCGGCGCTTCCAGTGAGTCATAGAGGAAGTCGGCGGTATCGGACAGCCCTTGAACACCTTGCTGCCAGGTCTCGAAGTCCTTCTGTGCGTCCGAGTTCTCGCCGGGCGCATGAGCGTTAGAGATCGCCAGCACACGACTTGAGCCGTCCCGCGACTTGGCGGCATTGCGAGCGATCACCTTGCTCATCTCGTGACCCTCGTTGCTGCCGATCCAGTGGTGGGTTTCATCCTTCAGGATAAAGGTGGCGCGCCCGCCCTCAAGAGCTCGCGGGGAGCTGGTGACGGCCTCGATACGCCGGCGTCCACGATTTGCATATACAATTTCCTTGCCGATATCGATGTCGAACTCTGCGATAGCCTTCGGGGAAATCATCGCCGGCAGGAGGGTCATCAGATTCCGCGTTTGGTCACGCGATACGGCAGCCGTCTGTATCCAAGCGGCATAGTGCTCGCCGCCGACGGGCTTCCCATCCTCGAACCGGACGAACCGACACGGCCCGACGAACTCAACGCAGCAGAGTGCGGCGCCCAGCGGGTCTTTTCCATGACCCTTCATGCGGCGATACATCCCTGACCGATAGACGAATCGCCCGCGTTCATCTATCGCATACCACCATAAAACAAAGCGGGCCTGCTCGGGGGTAAACTTCCACGGCTCGCCTGCCTGCGGTCCATCAGGCTGAAGGAGGTATTCAGCCGTCCAGCCGAGGATATTCCAGCCGAGCGTACGCTTCGGGAGCACGAACTTGCCGCGCTTGTCGCGTTGCCACGTCGGGCCAGCAGTGACGGGGATTAGGGTCGATGTATCAGATTCCATATTGCGCCGCCTAGCGCACCCCGAAATTTCTCAGGTGTGATGAAGCCGCCTTTTATTTCGATAGGATTATCAGGACCCATATGCCACATCCGGGCGAATAACCCTTCAGTCGGGTCGAATTCTGGCTCGCCTGGGCGAGTGAGTTCAGATTGGCGCCGACGCAATTCATCCTGCGCTGGCCTATGACCTACTACGGCTTGGGCCGCTAGAGTCAGAAGACCGCAACATTGCCCTAGGAGTATGTCGTACCATTCCCGCACGGACCTTTCCTCAGATTCCATCGAAGCCGCATAGCCGATTAACTCACTGACATGATCTGGTGTTGGAATATAGTCGGACGGCCACCACATACCGAATCCCTTTATTGCAGTCTCTTCCATCCACACGGTCGTTTCCATATCCCCCATCAATCACCTCCGAATCAGGCGCGTGATATAGGATTGAATCCGCTCGCGAATCTCTTCTAGACTTGCTTCAGCCCCTACCCTAACGGTGATCCATCCCCAGTCTGAAAGGCATTTGTCGCGTTCACGATCCCTGCGACGGGCCGCAGCGCCATCATGCACCCAACCGTCTACTTCGATGGCCAACTGCTGCGCTGGAAACGCAAAGTCGAGCCGATAAGGACCGAGTGGAAATTGCTGATGGAAATCCCCCATTTTCAGGCCGAGACTGAACAGAACCAATAATACCCTGCTCTCCCCCAACCAACCTGGGCCGGTCTTCTGGCCCTTTGTGTGAAGAACAGACTTGAATATCTGCGTTGCTCGCGTCTTCTTGAGACCGAACTGCTCCATGATGGTCTCAACGGGGTCTACCAGCGACGGCGATTCCTCGACGCCGTGGTGCCGGCGCAGTGCCATGCGAAGGCCCCAGGCGCTCGGACAGTCCATGCGGTCAGCGGTCTTGCGGCCGCCAAGACGCCCGGCGGCGACAGCGAGCGTGGACTTGCCGGTCAGAGGGTCGCGGGCCGCGGCGTGCCGCTCCAGGGCGGCCGCTCGGCGCCGCATGTTGGCGATTCGTTGTGTCTCTGTCGTCATCCTTCCATCGCCTTCCTAAGCGTGGCCTGATTGAGTTGGGGCCATCGCAGACTGTGTGGGTATACCGGGATAGCCCCAAGGACTGTGATTGAGTGCTGTGCATTCGTGGCAGGTGATAATCCACGGGCGGGCCAACTCGTCGCCTATCTTCTCCCGACATTTCCAGCAATAGACGTTCTTATCAATAACGGCTTCAACTCTAGGTTCATTCATCCTTCCAGCGCCTTCCCACAGTCTGACTTCGGTCGATGGAGTTCCCGCAGGCTTGCGGTCTCGGCGATGTCTCCTAGGATGTAAACCCGCCGGGTCAGCGGAAGACCGTTAACCCGACCGGCATCGACGTAGATTATCCCTGAAGATTCCAAAGCAGCGATGCCCTTCTCGCCATCTATTAGCCAGCCCGCCCATGTCATCCTTCGATGCTCCTTCGGTAGTCTTCAATCGCCGCTATCGCCGGTCGCTCCTGCTCCGCCTGCGCTTCGACATATCTGATACGCAGGTCGCGGCGTGCATCCAGCGTCGTCCCCATGATCTTCTCGCGCTGCCGGAGTTCGGCCGCCTGGGTCATCTTGCCGCTGTGGAACCAAGCTGCGATGAGGGCCGTATCGAAGGCGAACTGCCAATCGTCCAGCTCCCAGAGGATGCAGTGGGGCATCGTCGAGACGGCGTGCCACCAACGCAGGGTCCAGGCGGACCAGCGTCCATGCGGCCGCTTAGGGAGTGCCGGCGCGTCCTCGAAGGGTACGTCGACGACCTCTATCCAGTCGACGTGCTTGTTCTTATTGCGACGCTGATCTTCGGGTTTGGGTTTACGTCCTACTACTGCCATTTCTATTCCTCGTTCCGTTTGCGATTCGTAAATAGCCACGGAATGG